GAATAGTCTTCTCGTCCATCTTCAATTCAGGTATTTTATTTATGACCTTCCTCCCCAAAGTTATTGGAACTTGGAAGGGGACCCCAGTCATAAACATCACAACTCCGACAAACGTTACATTGTCAGTTGATGCAGTTGCGAAACCGTTGTTATTGAACGTGATTGTTCCGCCCGGCTGGATGTTAAAAAATACATACGAACAACAATTCTCAAGATTCCCAGTTAATTGAGAACCCTTAAAAGAACCGAAGTACGATGACTTCTCACCATCCTGGACGGTCACACTAAGAGCCGAGTAAGTGTATCCAGTGTCGAGGTAGTTAGTTTCTGCCGTTTCCATGATCATGACTCCTTCGAATCCAGATGGAAATGAAAACTTATGATTGGCCTGGTCAAATATGCAATTGAGGTTTCCCAAGTTGCCTATTACATCAGTACCCAATATCTCAGTGAAAGTTCCTCCAGCCCAGTTGACTCTTTTGTAATTTCCTAGAGAGATCAATGAGGTATCTAGACGTTGAGGTAATGAAAATTCTATCTCATAGTCTACCCAGATCTCTCCGACAAAATTCAAGTCTTCACTTAGACCGTCGGTTCCCACAATAAGATACAGTGGATCATAAAGTTTCAAGTCATCAACCAATTGATTCGGTATGCGAGTATAATATGATTTGAAGTTCATCACATCTTCCTTCTTTAGGCGGATTGAGAAATTTTCCCAAACGGCTGACCTTCTTGCATAAGCATATTCCAATATTTGAGCCTTATTTGTTGGTAAAGGATCAGTAACATTGAACTCCGGAGCTAAGATAACAGTTCCTGGAACGAAAGTCGATTGAGACGTTTGAAAATTAAACTCAAGTCGAAGAAATTTATACTTCTCGAAATTCGGAGCGATACCAGAGAGCCATGGGAATGTGGTTGTACTACCCGGATTAACTTCGTATTTGTAGACACTGAAGTCTGCAGTGGCAGGAATATTCGCAATAAATTCTCTCTTAGAGATGCGCATTCGGCCATCACTTCCAGTGATACGTGGGTTCGAGTAATTGACACGTGACACGTTAGAGACCGTATCTGAAGCACGTCCAATTGATGTCCCACTCCTTCCAGTAATCTGATTATTGTTACTGTGTTGAGATCGCGTGTTTTTATTCTTTTTACTTTTTGTAGTGCTCTGTTTTGTTCTAGTGGATGTTCCATTCATTAGAGGATCCCTCTTAACGCCAACAGAGCCGCACGATTATCATCTACACGTTTATTTCCAAAAATTTTTATAAACGCGTAGTCTCTCGATGATTGTGTATTTTGAACAACGGGGGGGTTATCAATCCCAAAAGAAACTCTCCCTTCCCATAATTGTCGAAAACGTCCCTTAACTAGGACTTCAGGAATTCTCATGTTCCTCTCTAATTCCTTGAAGTTAGTCGTCCGCAATAGACGTAATCTCCTTCCTGTTGCCAGTCGGACAAGAGTATTCGAGATCGAAGCGAATTTCTTGTAGAAAGATCCTCTTACTACAATTCGGCCTCGTCTCCCACTGTACCTCATGCGACTCATTGACGCCAACCAGTTGTCACCCGACAAAATTCTACTTTCTTCAGTAGACTGATAAGCAGGCATTATATGCTCTACACCATACTGTGTTACTCGACCAACCCCTTTTGGTTTTCGTTTTGGTATTACAACTTTCTTCTTACTACGTGTAAAAGGAAGCCAGTCATAATCTAAACGCAAAGGGCGAAAACTCTTAGAGTTTTTACGAGCAATAATGGCCTGACGCACAGTAAACTCCTTTATATCTGCCTTGACTCCAAGTCCACCAAGTGAAACCGGGATACAAAGATTTATAAGACCTTGACCTGTCACCTCATTAATTCTTTTTTTATTAAAAAAAAATGAGACGGTTCAGAAGATTCGTGTTATTTTCGATTGCATAGTTGATACAAGATGCAATAGGTCTATCACTGGGAATCTTGAGAACAGCGTGAAGTGCCAAGGGGCGAAGTTTCTGTACGATACCATTCGATTTAAGGATAAAATTGGTGGAATTAATCTGTGCCACTTTTTTCGAGACATAAGTCTTTCCAATAGAAGCAACAAAATCAAATTCACCAACTTTTTCAAACCAGGTGTCTATTATCCGTTTGGGAGCATATGCTAGGAAGTCGTCTCCGTTGATGAGACATGGGGGTGCAAGTTTCTTAAATCTGACCGTTCTTAACTCGGTTAACGGACAGATACTCTCACTCTTGACCTTTTTCACGGAATTATTATTTACTAAATTCCAGAGTGCGAGATTTATACAGCACAGTACCGGAAATGACTTAATGTCACCCATCATCTGACCGAAAGTTTGAACAAAGTCACCGTTAAGTGTTTTGCCAATTTTCCTTCCGTACCAAGTGTCCTTTCGCTTATTTAAGACAGTTGATGTGTCAGACATGCTATCGATACCAGACTTGAACCAGCCTGATACAAGTGTCCAATACTTCTTGTTGCTTTTTGGGCCTTCCGTCTGTTCTTGGATGAGATACTCATAAACCTTACTCATGGCAAACCACAATCCCCTAGCGACCTCTTTGTCACTAGGAACCTTGAAGTTCAAACCCATGCGGCTGATCATGAGATCATCA